CGGCTGATTCGCGATCTTGTCTTGCAGATGACGAAGGGGAACCGCACAGATTAGTGCTTTAGACCGGGCAACCGATAAGAGGGCAAATCTATACAAAGGAGTAGTTTGTCATGAGCGATTATGAGATCCTTATGGTCATGCTAACCGTAATAGTTATTGCCGTTGAGTCCATGCAACTGAAGCATTAAGCCTTTGGCTTGTGCATAAGGTGGGATGAGCATTCAAAGGAAAACTATGCCCCTTATCGGTTGTCTTGTCAAAGGCATTATAGTGGATACTCTGCCCTTTGCGCAAGGCAACGCAAGGTCACGCAAGATAGGTGTCCAAAGAATTGCACACCATCCGCACTATGCTTTCCCCACAAAGGGGGTGATACGGATGAGTGATGTTTATGTCTATACCTATCCTCTGTGCGGTATAAGAGAAGTAGCGAGGGAGAACGAAGACGGCACGATTACTGTGCTTATTAACGATGCCCTCTGCCATGAGCAGAAGCTGGAAGCGGTCACCCATGCGCTCGGTCATGTAGCCAACCACGATTGGCAGAAGGGCGGGGCTGTGGATGCTATCGAACATACGGCTCACAGCGCATCAGAAGCCCCAAATTCGCGTTTTAACCTCACAGACGAGGAAATACCCATCCTCGCCCATAGAACGCAAAATTGAGCCGTAAAATCACAACTCAGTTGGGAGTTTGAGACAAAAGAAAATGACCGCCAGGCACCACCCCGGCGGTCTACACCACACCGAAAGGAGATGGGCAGAAAGCCCAAGACCTGTTCAGTTAGGAGAATCATACCACCATGCCGAAAAAGCGTCAAGACGGAAGATATGAAATCAAGGTCCGTGTATCCAAACCAAACGAGCCACGCAAGTACAAAGCGGTCTACGGATCTACGCTCAGAGAAGCACAAGAACGCAAGCGCGCCTTGGAAGCAGAAGTGCAAGCTGGGATAGATGCTCTCGCTAATCCATCAGTAAACAACATCATAGATGATTGGCTTGCCATCAAGGCCGTCAAGAACCGCACTCAAACTGTGGTCTCCTACACATCTGCCATGAAGACCATCCGCGAGATGATAGGCACAAGGCAAGCAAGGACAGTTGATGTCCCCACCGCAAGGGAGACCATCGCCGCCATCGCCAAGGATATCTCCCCAAACAAAGCCAACCGCTGCCGGAAGCTATCTGCTTCTGCATGGGATGACGCTATCATGCGTGGGGTCCTCGCAAGCAATCCGTGGCAGAGGGTGCCAGTACTCCCTCACAAGGTCGCCGAAAAACGTGCCTTGACCGATGCGGAAATGTCCGCTATCGACAGGGCAGACCTTCTGCCGATGGATCGCGCTCTCATATCCGTACTGCGCTACACCGGCTGCCGCATAGGCGAGGCTATGGCTCTTAACATATCAGACCTTGACTTTGCCACGCGCACGATCCGCATCAGCAAAACGCTCTACAATATCACTCCGGGACCGACCAAGACAAAGGCCGGTAACCGTCATGTGCCGATGCCGCAAGTGCTGATAGACATCCTCGCGGACTATCTGTCAAACTATCACCCAGGCGATGACATACTCTTCCCCTCAAGAGCCGGTACATACATCGGCACAAGCAGCCGCGACAAGCGGTGGAAGGCTATCACACGAAGGATCTTCGGGGACGATGCACCGGCTGATTTTACCCCGCACATATTCCGGCACACTTACGCTTCAACCTTGGTGAAGAAGCAGATACCGCCTACCACCGCCCAGCTTCTGCTTGGGCATGACTCGCTCCGAACCACGTTACAGACCTATACCCACTTCGGTTATCAGGACATTGATACAGAAGCCGTCAGAAGCGTCTTTGATGAAAGTTCTTCAAATCGTTCTTCAAACCGCTTGAAAACCACGGAAATAAGCCAAGGCGAATGAAACCGGGAGTTTATCTGAAGCCCTTCCCGATGCTTCCGAACCTTTCCGCGTATGTGCGGATTTGTCGCGTAAAATCGTGCTTTTTTGAGCAGACTTATCAGCTCTGCGTACTTCGTCAAAAAAATAACATTCTTCAAAACGTTCTTCAAAGCAAAACCCCTTGGGAAACTGCTTCCCAAGGGGCCTATCCAAAAGGAGAATCAATGCCGACAACGGCGAAAAAGTGAAACTCCGTTATCGGTTAAATAAGTTCGTAATACAGAGCCTTGCTCCAGCCCTTTTTAGGTATGTAGATCCAATCATCCAGCGGCACAGTATAAGTCACACTCGCGCCCTCTTTCACGATGCCAAGGGGCTTGAATCCACCGCCAGGGCCGGTGCGGTAGTACACATCCGTCACCGCTTTTGCCTTGGTCTGAGGATACGCAAGCAGCTTGTCTATCATGCCCCAAGTCTGAGGACCGCAGATGCCGTCTGCCGTGATGCCGGTCAGTGCCTGGAAAGCGGTCACAGTACGCATGGTGATTCTGCCATAACTGCCGTCTGCCACCATCTCGTCTGCCGTGATGTTGGCAAAGCCGATGCTCCGCAGGTCCTTCTGCATCTTCTTTGCGGCATCGCCTTTGTCACCTCTCCGAAGCGTGGGATGCGTGGTCTCAACAGGGCCGACATCAATGTTCTTGCCGTTGCTCAGAACCACCACGGTATGGCCTTTGCTCTTAGTGACAAGGATGTCACCTCGCAGCAGGTTGTTGCTGGTGGTGGTGTACTTGATGTCCGTGAGGACATCGAACTGCCCTGTGGCTCTCAGCGCATCCACCTCATCGCCGGTATAGAAATCCTGACATCTGATGCCAGCATACCACACGCAGACGCGCACAAGTCTCGCACAATCGGTCTCGCAATCCTTCGTGACCTTGGAGCAGTTCCAGCCCACAGTACCGGCTACATCAAAGAGCGTGTAGTTTTGCCCTTGGTCATAGCCGATGTGGGGGTTATCGCAAGCCCACTCCATGTCCTGTGCGATCTTCTCTCTGACAGCCGCATCCTTTGCTCGGATGCAGACCCAGCCTTTTCTATGTAAGTACCAATCCTGTTTGCTGACTTCTTCGCCGGTCTGATCTCCGGCCTTCCCGCCGGAGATTTTGCCGCCTTCGCCATGCCTTGCGCTTCCGATGATGACCGCCATCACTCATCACCGCCCTCTTTTTCAAAGTCGCGCCAAAACTGGTCGCTCTTGATTTTCAGCACGGCATTGAGGAAGATGGTGACAGCGGAGAGCGTGCCAACGATTTCCTCTCCCAATGGCAGACCCCAAATCTTCGCAAGCGCGAAGTAAAGCGTTCCAAGTGCCGGAAGGATGAGCCTTCCGATGATTGCCAATACATCGTACAGTTTGTCAGACATCATGTTCGTTCTCCTTTATTGTTTTACCCAAGCAGGAAGGTCTATCCCCCGCTCCTTGCACCATCTTGAAAAGATGTTTGCCATTGTCCAGTTGCCACCTAACTTTACGAAGTAATGCTCCGCGAGTCTGAGAATGTCCGTTTCCTCGTCCGGGAAATCGCTAATCATCAGCTTCAGTTCGGTTCGGAGCGCATCCTTCTCCTGTTGCTTGATGAGAGTGCGGATGTCCTTCTGCTCCTCGATGAGAGCCGACAGTTTGCTTTCCACACCGTCCTTTTTGCTCCTCTTTGCCTTTAGCAAGCCGAAGCACTCGGTGATGATGACCGACAGCAGACCGCTGCTGATGATCGCTATAATTATCGTTTCCATCTACATCAACCTCACCATTACAAGTCTTCGATAGGACAAGCCCTGTACCGTCCAAGTAACCGTAGCGTCACCCCTCAAGCCTTGCGTGGTGCTGATGCTCACTTGGCTCCTTGTCCCGCTCGTTGCCGTAAGGTCAGAGCCGCCAGAAAGCAGAGTGATGATCGGACTTGAGTTCGCCGTCTGTCCGATAACCACCAACTGCGCCCCCTGCGCCGCTGCGACAGGCGAGGTATAACGAGAGTGAAGGAAAAGATAGGTTCCATATGGGATATCAATCGTGTACGTTGTTTCAGCGGTGACGGACGAGCTGTGCGTTAGCGTGAACATCCGCATGCTCGATGTCGCGCCTGTCCCGTGGTCCCAGGAGACCCCGTCCGCGTTAAGCGTGGTGGTGTTCGTTCCGTTGGTTGCTTTCAGCCCGAGGTAGTCGCCGCGGACCTCATGGTCGGAGTCGTCAATGTCCCACAGCAGCAGCTGCCCGTCCGTCAGTGACGCTGCGCCCGCGCCGTTGATTTTGTAACTGCCCACGCCGTCCACGCCGATGTCAACGCGTTGCTCATAGCTCTGGTACTGGAGCGAGTCGAAGCTGGCGTCAAAACCGGCGATGGATACAGATTGCGTATCCTTGTCGGCATCAAAGATGACATTATCGTTGCTATCCAATACTGTCAGCTTGCCGGATGTGATCCAATCGGCTGAGATGCCCTCTGCTTCTATCTTGGCGATGACCGCAGACGGGTTGCTGTTTACGGTCCCTTCAAATGCGGACATCGCTTCAGAAGACGGCACTTCCCTCGTCTGATTGCCGGTAGACGCATAGTCTGCCACGCACATCCCTCGCCAAGTCAAGGTCTGATTCATGACGGGGGTGAGGTAGGTGGTGCTATCCGTGCGCTCTACTGTGAGGAAGTCTCCCACATCTATGCGAGGGTCCGCACAGGCATCCGTGAAGGATGTTGTGTTGAATGCGGGAATCGCACTCAGCAGCGTCAGCAGGTTATCGATGCAAGCGGTACTCGCAGAGGGGTCGAGGAAGGGATTCCCAAGGATGGTATAGTCCTGCCCAGCCGTCCCACTTGTGTATGCCGCGCCCAGCGTGTTGTAGCAGACCACGCGAGTGATTTGCGGGATGGTGTAGCGGCTCACTTCCCGCGTTTGGCTTGCAATGACATCGGGAGTGATGGTCATAACAGGGCTTGCGGAATAGGTGTAAAACTCCACGCTACCTGTGCGGGACATCCGCACGTTGCATCCCATAGTTTCGGCAAGCCAAATGAGGATCTGCCGGTAGGATACGGAGTAGTCCGTAATGGGGTTTTTACTGATGGTCAGCGCTGTGTTGACCGCTGATGCAGGGATGGTATAGGAAAAGCCCATCTCCGTCATCAGTTCCCCCACAAGTCCGCTAACGGTCTTGGGGTTCGTGAAATCCAGGCTCTGCACCCAATCGGTGGCATCCGCGTCAAAGGCGATCATGCGGTCATACGCTTCTGCGCTGAACGTGATGTTGTACGCATCAACGGTAGAGAAATCGTACACACCCATCGGAACGTACTTATACGCAGTAAACGTATCGTTCGTGATGTCATTCACCGATTTCGGGAAGCCGTCTGCATCAAGGAGCATCGCGATCGGCGCGTCCTCGCGGTTGGCGAACTTCGCCGTCATGAACGCATTTGCGGTATCGGTTGCGATGGTGTTGCCATTGTAGTAATAAACCGACCCATCGGAGTAGTAATACCGCGCCGTGTTATCGTTGTAGACAACCGCCGCAAGGGGCTTCACATCGGGGTCAAGAGGGCCGCCAACCGTGGACGCAGCGAACGCTCTCCCCGCCGCGTTGAAGCCGTAGTAGATAGCCTTGAAAATAACCGCTTGGCTGTCGGAATATACCATTGCGGATGATACGTTGGATACGAAGCCGATGCGTACCGCGCCCTCGCCCCAAGAGAGAGAAGCCATCTTGTCATCGGGATTAAGGATTGCCGCAGAGAGTACCGCAGAGGTTGCCTTGCCGATGCTGATGTCTGTGCTATCGCCTGTGTTGGTCGAGATGGTCAAGCCGTCCGTGGTAAAATCTCCATCAGCCGCAGACAGGTAAAACCCATCAAATGCGATGACGGCATTCTGCCGTGCGCTCGGATAGACATAGACCTCGTCCGTGCTATCGTAGTAGCCGGCAAACTCGGTTGTAATGGTGTTGTCGATATACACAGCTTCTCCTTAGTACTCAATAAACGCAACCCTTATCGGGTCATAGTTGATGACATGTTCGTCCATGTCGATGTTGCGGATGGTAAGGTCTACATCCGGCACATAGCAGGTGGCGGTCTGATAGGCATCCTTCAGCGGGTTGTAGTACTGTATGGTACACTTCCTCGCCTTCTCGTCCGTAAAGCCTTGCGAGATGATGCCCCACAGTTCGCGCCATTGTGCGTCTGTGCAGTACGGAGTGTTGAACTCTATCTTCGTCCTTGCATGGTCAAGGACATTGCGGATGAGATAGCCTGTCTCAGCGACATAGCTGTCAAGGTCTATCATCTGATTCGGTGTTATCTTGTAGGTCTCGTAGGCGATAAGGGCGAGTGGGATATTTACCCACCCACTCTTATCAGCCTTTCTTACTCGGATTAAGTAGGATGAGATGGACATAGCGGTCACTCCTCTATTTTTGCGTCCCTTCGTACTTCTCAAAATGGTCTGTTACTGTCATAGGTATCCCCTTTTATGTTGAGGTCTCTTTGACTATAAGTTAATGGGGTAAAAAATTGTTAGGAGGAAGCACGGAAGGCTTTCTGTGGAAGATGTCATGATTGTGCCAAGGTTGTTATAATCAAAATAGCCAACAAGCGGTAACCCGTTATTGTCGGCTCCGGCCCCGCAATATGGCCTACTTGGGATATATTTGTCATCTAAAACAGTAAAACCAGATACATCTGTAGAGGCCCCGTCAACAGACGCATTGTAGGAGAAATACACAAACTTACCGTTTGTTATTGCATAAATACCAACAGAACTCCCTTGATCATCTTCAAATGATTCACTTATATCAATCCATTCATCTACCGTTGAGCCACCCGCCTTGCTTCGCCCGACAAAGTAGTAATAACTTCCCGAATATACAAAGGTTAGCGTTTCGCCTGCGTCCCACAGAAGCGTATTACTTGCGGATGTTGCGACATTGTTTACATAGATGGTGCTTGCCCCTGTGCTATCAATGTTCAGAGTTAAGGGTCCATTTATGTAGGTGTTTGCGGTTGAAAAAGTAATGGAAACTCTTGCCCCCTGCGTCTTTCGGAAAGTAGATACCACGCACACCTTTGCGGCATACGTTGCCGCAGTTGACGAAGTGCCATACCACGATCCCGCCCCTTCAGGTTGGGTCTGTGTCCCCGCTGTTTTTGCTCCAAGATAGCGGAAATAAGTCCCATCATAAACAAATGTAAGCACAGACCCCATCGACCATTTAAGCGTATTGTTTGACCAAGAAGGTGCGCTGTCGCCAATCCGTATAGGAATCACCCCAGTTGAATTAACATTAAGAGTCGGCACCGCCGCCTCGTTCCCTGCGCTGAACAGGATGGAAATAATCGCCCCTGCTGTCAGCGTGAACCCTTCACAAACAACAACCTTCGTCGCTGTTCCTGCGGAAGTACTTGAAGTCCCCCACCAAGTGGTCTGCGCACCGCCACTAATCTCCAAGTCCCCGCTTCCCAACAGGCTGTTTCCGTTCACGGTCTTGATGTTCGTGCCGCTGACTAAGGTTTTCTGATATGCCGAGTCAGTTTTGGCTTTTAAATCATTTACAAGGTTTTGTACTCCTGTATTATCTAAAAATGACATATCCGCTCCTATTTAGTGATTCCCCCCGCTGCCGTGCGGTACCGCTGTGATCGTGGTGTTTTCAATAATGGCGAGAGTATATGTACCCGCCCTTGCTATCGAAAACGAGGTTGTGCCATTTGCCATACAATCTACTGCGGACGAATGGATGTTCGTGATAACAACCGAACCGCCGCCCTCTACCTCGGTTTTGTCAATCGAGATATAGGTCGGGCTTCCGTTTGTAACGCTGTATACGATTCCCCATCCAGCATCTACTGCATCTGAAACTTCTTGTGCCGTCATCGCGGCAGGTTCGCCCCCACTACTTTCTGTCCCGTTCCAAATCCTGATGCCCGTGCCATCGTGCCAGTACACAGGGTGCTCGGCGCGAAGTTCCATCGCCGTTTCCGAGTACGCAATACCAAGGTAGATGTAAATCTTGCCGTCCTTACTGCTCGGTAGCGTCTGCGTGAGAGCGTTCATTACCGCAGAGCCGTCCGCCTGCGGGGTGGCTTGCAAATACACAGGCTTCCAAGCGGTCATACTCAGAACGTAGGAATACCCCACAGTAAACGCGTACTGTTGCCACAAGGTCGCCACAGGCGGTCTTGAGCCGCTCGTTACCGACCCGTTGGTGGAGTCATAGACGATAGGCCCGAAGGGGTCGATAGGTCTTGTGTTGAGCGTCCGGGCCGTGGTTGCATTCGTACTCGTTGATGTGTTGATAGGCACCCACTTCGTGCCGTCTGCGCTCGTCAGCCACAGGCGGTATCTCGCACCTGCATCGCTTGAAGGAAGGTTGCCGCTGTTCGTCCGAAGCTGATAGCCAATCGTGTTAGTGTTGGCATCATATCCTCTGTAGCATATCCAACCACCGCCGCTGACGATGTTGGAGTCATACACCAAGAGCATCGTATAGTTGATGTTGAAAATGGTGGTATCCCTTGTGGGGTTGGTCGGAGTGACTGGGTTGCCGGTTGCCATATTGTTATACACCGGCTTCGCACCCAGCCCGTTGATGTTGATGGTGAAGCCGCTTGCACTCGTCACCACTCCGTTCCGAAGCATAACAGTTACACCATCATACAAACTTGTTATGCCGTCTACAGTAGCCGTGAAGGCAGTAGCGGTACTGGTGCTGTCGCACTCGCCGTAGGGGATAGCGGCGGTTACCTTGCTCTTGATATCATATTCGTTATTGTCAGTAGTTGTTACCTTGCTGATGTAAGCCATAAGTGAATCTCCTTATAGCGGAAGCCCGACCGCATTAGTCGGGCTGAACAGTAATAGTCGCAGTAGTCCCGGTGAACGTGCCGCTCCCTGTGGGGGTGGTCACCGCAGAGGATGCTGCCTTGACATAACCGCCGGTGAACGTGGGCTGGGTAGCGGACGCGCTCTGTATGCCGGTCGCTACTGTCACATTCTTGCCCTTGGTCGGAAGCGTCCCCTGGCTAAACCCAAGCGTAAGGTTCTCATTCTCCACCGTAGCCGTGAAAGTGGGCAGAGTGCCAACTTCCGTGATACTGTTCACCGTGGTAGTGGAAGGGGTCACCGTGATGGTCGGAGTGCTGACAGTACCCTTGACCTGATAGCCGTTGCCGGACGCGCCTTCGCTGATAGTGATGGTCGGGGTTGCCGTGGTAGTGCCAACGCTCACGGAACCGGCGGGCTTGTAGGAAGCACTCGCCGTATCAGCGTATGCCAAGTCCCCCAACGCACTTAAATCGCCGAACTCCTGCCATGCCGTGCCGTTGAAGATAAACTCCTTACTGCCGTAGGTGGCGATGTCGCCCTTCTTCGCCGTGACGCTCTCCCCGCCAATGGTAATCGGGTTTGTGGTCGCGCCATCCGTCAATGCCGTTGTGGTCACCCCAAGGAAGGCGGTATAGCCGCTCAGTTCCTCGATAAGGTCTCTCGCACCTTGGTCTACGATGTCATAAATAGTGCCGCTCGGCAGCGTAATCCGTTTGATGTTTGCCATTTTTTGTCTCTCTCCTTAATCCTTGCTAAGAATCAAAGTCTCGTTGCCGTACTCGGCAGATACCTTATTGTTCCAAAACAGCCGCTCTGCGGCGGTGATATGCACCACATTATTGCTGATGTGGTCGGTCAGCAGGTCTTCGTACTCGCCGCCCACAAACGGCAGGTCTACCGCATAGGCCATGCCATCGCCGACCTTTATCCCTGCATACTTCACTCCGTCTTCCACGCGGTAGTCCGACCACACGCAGATCTCGCCCTTCTTCGGGATGTACGATGTAAGTGCCGACCACTCTGCCGTGGTGTGCGTGGTGGCAAGTGCCTTGCCAAAACCGCCGCCGGAAGCAATCGTCCTTAGTGCCTGTGGGGCATCACCGCTGACGCTCTTGATGTGGATGGGGCTATCGCCGGTCACTCTCTTGAGTTTCTCCATAGCGTCACCCCTCAATCAGCGTTATCGTTCTATCCCGCCGTGCTTCCACCTTCACCATCGTTTCTTCCCAAAAAATGGTTTGATTGTCATCGTTCAAGCCCTTGATAGCCAAGGAGACAAAGCCTGGAGCGATGTTTACTGTCTCGCCCTCATCGAGCGGGAGATAGACAGTAGCACCATCTATCTCCATGTCGCTCTTCTCCCATTGCTTAATCAAGGAGCCGTCTTTCAGCCACAGAGTGGCTACCAAGGTGGGGATGCTGCTCACATCCTCGTCAAAGGTCACCGCAAGCGGTACATTCGTTCCTTGTACTATCATTTCTTATCAGCCCCCTGTTGCTTTTCTGTAAGCATTACTTGCCTGTGCCACCCATCTGCCAGCCGCCACATTCGGGGCAAGGCTGATGTTGGTGTTCTTCGCAAGCAGCTGCCGCAGTAACTGATTCTGCTCTCTAAGCAAGGTCGCTTCTTCCTCGCCTGTGTTGTAGACCGCATCCGCGATGCCGGTGATTTCACCGTTGCTTGCCACCGCGTTCTTGCCGTTCACAGTACCGATTAACTCCGGCCCGGCTTCGCTCGCAACAAACAGTTGCCCCGTTTCGGGAAAGCCGCCTGTTGCATACGGCTCAACAAAGTACATCGTGTTCCCTCGCTCACTCGTCATCTTCAGCTTCATATCGCCGGTGACTTGTATTCTCCAAGACTTGCTGTTGATGTTGTTGAGGTTCTTGTAAAGTCTCTCGGCTTCGTCTGCCTTGTCTCCAAGCGTATCCGACTTGACCGTAAAGGTGTACTTGCTCTGCAAGCCGTTTAACTGCGTGAGCGTGGTCTTCGCTCTGCTTGCCGCGTTCTTTAAGCCATTCCCGGCATCCGTGAAGGTGAACTTCTTGCTTGTAGGGACCTCGCCTATTGCCTTCTTCGCCTTGCGCGAGGACTCGGCTATGCCGGTCAGCTTCGTGTTCCAAGTGGTCATGGTATTCTTGAAACCGTTGGCTTGCCCCTTGGTTAATTCGATCTTTTTAACCGCAGAACCGGCATACTTTGCAGCGGTCTTAATAAGGTCCACTCCGTCACGCTCTTTCTTTGACCGAGCCGTGAAAGTACTGACTTCGTCCTCGGACGGCGGGAGCTGCTTAACCTTGGACTTCGCAGTAGATGCGGCATCGCCGATTTTCTTTATCGCCTGGACCTGTTTGGAAGAGTCAATCTCCGGCAAGAACCACTCGCCCGTGGTGGGGTCTTGCTTTGCGCCAGGGGTTTTCTGCGATACCGCGCTGCTCCCGGAAGAGGAGCCACCGCCATAATCGAAGTCAATGCCAAACACCTTTGCAAAAGCCTTGGCAATCTCGACAACCTTCTTGAAGAACGGCAGGTTTTCCGGGTCCATGCGGAACGCTTCTTCCATTGCGCTCTTGAAGTCATTCACAAGCGGAGCAACATTGATAAACACAGAATCGCGTTGGTCTATTCCGAAGTATTCCAAGGTGCCTTCCGAAAAGCCCTTTTCATTGACCTTGTCGATCCATCCGACAAGCTCTCGCCCCGCTTCAATAGTAACGGCAATGACCGCAAGCCCGCTCAAGCCAACGGAAGAGAAGAATCCACCGACCTGCTCTTTTGCGCTGCTGATGAGACCGCCATCGCTGAATACATTTTTGAATAGCGTCTTGAAACCAGCAATCAGGGCAACTGTGCTGATGACATTCACCAATCCGCTGCCGTCCTCGCCCCAAAGGCCGTTGAACAGGCCCTTGAAGAAATCACCAACGGCAGAGATGATATCGCCGGGGTGCTTCACAAGCTCTTTCAGCGCACTTATGACCATCGTGGCAACACCGCTTGCGATGGTGCCGATGGTATCTCCAAGACCTTCCCAGTTGATGCCGTTGATCGCGCCGAAGAGAACATCCACTACCCACTTGCCAAGCGCATCCCAATCAAGAGTGCTTGCGAACCCGCCAAGGAAACCAATCGCCGCATTAAACTTCTGCACGATTGCTTCGCCAAGGTCGGAAGGATTCACATTCGACAGGATGCCGTTGATGAAGTCAGCCGCCTTGATGCCAAGCTGGTTCCACCTGAAGGTCTTCATGAAACCAAGGTACGCATCTATGCCGTTTTGGAACTTCTCGCCCAGCTTCTTGCCGAACTCCTTGGCATCCCAAGAATCAATAAGGCCGTTCAGCTTCTGTGCGAGAAGCGTTCCGGCGGTCTTCCACATCCCGTTCTCGATGGCTTCACGGATGTCTTTCGCCCAATCAGGCAACTGCTCAACCACGAACGAGCCGTCCGTCACTTCATCGTCCTTGTTGCCGCTTCCTCGGCTGGAAGGCTGATTGACCGTGATGTTGTTCAGTTCATCAAAGGCCATCAGCTGATGGTTCAGCCGCTTCTGCGCTCCGGCTGCCTTGTCGGTCTCGTCAGCGTATTCCTTCTGCTCTTTGACCGCCCTTCGCCACGAACTTGCGCCGGTGATGGTCGCAAGGAACTGATTGACCACATTGATGAGGTCAACGAACTTGTCAACGAGGATGTCCACCGCTGGAGCAAGTGCATCAATGATAGGCGATACCATCGCGCCAAGGCTGTTCCTCATGTAGTTCATGGAAGTAGACAGGCTATCCATGCTCTGCTTGAAGTTGTTGCCCACCAAGTCAGCCCATGCGTACAGATGCTTCACACCTGTGGCAAAGCCCTGTGTGATGGCCTTAATGGCAGTACGCAGACCACGGTACATCGCAATACGCTTGAAGGACGAGAACAGGTTCCCCATTGTCGA